AGCAGCGCATCATTGGCAGCTTCATCACCATCGATCACGTCAGGAATTACCGCAAAATCAAATGATGGGTAACGATGCAATTCAGCAACCCATTCATAATATTGCGTCCAATCTGTTACTGGCTTGCCTGACTTCCATGCGCTAAAAGCACCATTATCTACAGCAAATGATTGAGCAGCTTCTAACGCTAAAGTTAATTGATCTGGATGGCGAAAGCTAACAAAAGCATGACCGCCAGAAATTGCCCGTAATGCTGCTGTTGCGGGTGTAATTGGCAAGCCATGATAATGAATCATAAAAATACAGCCCATAAAATAATTGCTATAAATAAAACAGCGGTACAGATTTCGTTAAGTATGTGCATGATTATTTCCAATCTGTTTTTTGTTTAGATTCAAGTTCAAATTCAATGTGAGCCAAAGCGTGACCAAATGCTGTGAAATTTGTACCAAGCGATTGGTTAATCATTTTTAAGCAGAGATTAACTCCTGTATTTAAACCGTCTTGAAATTCTTCTTGGCAGTTAATCATTTGTTCTTTGAGTTTCATAATTTCCCCTTTTAGTTAATTTCAATACCGCTGGCTTCCTCTGCTGCTACAACGTCAAAAGCTACTGACGCTGCATAAAACGCTGCTTGTGCCGTCAAAAATACTTCATCACTTACTTCACCAGCCCTGTACGCATCACGCACAGGAACATAAGCCAGGAAAGCTACACGATACATTTTTAAAGCAGTTCTGTAGTTTTTCGAAACATCTGTCCATTCATCGTAGTTCATAATTTCCCCCTTGTTAAGCAGCCAACCTACCGACTGCACCATAACCATAACCATCATCACCTAAAAACGCTACACTTCCAGCCGTTTGGCTGACCTGGGTTTCGCACAAACTAACTGCTTCAACTTGCAACATTACTCTCCGCTGCATTTCGTAATCGTTGAAATTTGCCCAGCAAGTTCTAGGTGTAACAATAATTTCTGGAACTTCATAACCGTAATACGCACAAGCTGCTTGCAAATTAGTAGTCAAAAAAGTTTCGCTGTAATCCCTAGTAACAAAAATAAAATCAGCACCAAATCTAACTTCTTCACCGTTAACGCTGCTGTAGTTAAAACCTTTGTAATCTGTCATGCCATCAAAGTAACTACCCTCAAAATTACCAACGACTGCTTTTACTTGGGCATTTGTTGGGCCATCTGTATAGTTAATGTTAATACTTGCACCACCGCTGTAGCTGCTGCTTCTAACAGAGAATCTAACGCCTGGGAAAGCCTCTCTTAAAGCAGTTCTAATCATTCTTGCTGTTTCTACTACGCTAATATATCTTGCCATTTTGTTCCCCTTTGTTTGTTAATCACCACAGACATAGATTAACGTAAGTTAATATCTATGTCAAGCGATATTTATAAAATATTTTAAAAAAGATGAAAAAAAAGTGGGGCTACTAGATTGTTCCGACACAAAGGGGATAAGGTCGGTCGTTCGCCCCGAAATTTAGATGCCGTTTTTAATCTGATAAAAACGCAGTAGATGGTAGAAACGTTCAGCCGCATTAGCTAGTTTTGTTTCGTCATGTTCGATCATTTTGGTATTACCTTCTAGATCAACAAACAAATTAGCGCAACGAGCTGTTGGGTATCCTAATCCAGTTCGGTAGGCTGCCAATTGAAGCAAATGCTCATCATACACATCTACCTTATCGCCAACCTTTTCCTTAGTTTTAATATCGACAATGATGCCAGGGCAATGTAAATCCACCTTACCACCAAAACCAAGTTCGTGACCAAAGGATTCTTCACAAATCCAATCCTGCTGCCCAAAATGAGCGTCTAAGCATTCTTTCGATGCAAATACATATCTTGGGTATTCTTTAGCTTTATGCTCTAGGTGGCTCTGTATTTCGCTGTGCATGGATGTACCGCGATCAGCTGCATCGCGTCCTTGCGCTTTGCTATCAGTCAATACACGATCTAACCAGTTTTCCTCGTCCTCACCGTCCATGCGTGGTAATGTCAATGCCGCCATAATTGCCTGACGTTGAAACCACAGGTTTAATCCTGGCTTTGCAAGAATATTTAAAATGGTTGTAACTGACGGAATATAGCCATGCTTTTTAGCATCCCGTAAGTCAGTGTTACGTTCTTTACCGTTTGCACCAATAACGGTGTACATCGGTTGACCGTCTTTTGTGTACCAATGATTTGATTCAGATGCTCTAGTCATGGTAGCCCCTTAAAACGGTACGTCATCGTTAAAGAATTCTTCAGCTGGCTTTGCAGCAGCTTGCCCTGTAACGGCTCTGTATTCAGGGCTTTTTGACAGCCATGCTTTCATTTTGTCTGACAACGCATCAAACTTTTCACCGTCATACTTTTCAAAATCAAACGAATCAACAGGGTTAAAGCCTTCCGGCAATCCTGCTTTTAAATAAATGTTTGGCACTGGACTAAGGTTGTCTATGCTTGCTTTTGTTTCATTCGATTTATCAACGTAATTTGAAACGGCAGCTAAAGCAAACTTGCCAAGTAAACTGCTAAGTTCTAAAGGCTCAACAGAAATGTCAACGTTTAACCAAGACTTTAATAATCTAGCTAATGTGCCTTTTTCATGCGTAGTTAGATTTATAAATTTAACCAAGACTAGCGGTTTACCATCATCTGTAGCTAATGGATGGCCTTGTGCATCCTCGCCATAAAACTCAAAAAAGAACATTACTTTATGAACGTACTTAATTTTGTTCTCGCGGATTTTTGTGCCCTCATCAATATGAGTACCACAGTCAACGTATTTAAAAAAACGGACTAAGTGCGATCCTGGTGGAACAATTTTAAATTTTTTAGATTCATTAAATTGAGCAGTTTGTTTAGATGGTGCGAGTAGCATAATTAGATTCCTTATTAGATGGTGTTTTAGATTTGTTGCAAGCCCAGCGGATTATAGAAATATCGTCAGCGTTTAAACCACCGATTTCTAATTTGTTTAGAGCGAGTTCGAGTTTTTGCTCAATCTCTTTCATTACTTGTTCGTATTCGTCCATTTGTCCCCTTTCGTATAAAACACAGTAACATTAACAGAAATTAATTGCTAACACAAGTTAATTTTGTTAACCTATGCAAACTATGACAGATGACCAAATTATTGATTTACTAGGTGGCACTAAAGCTGTGGCTGATATATTAAGTATTAGTCCACCGGCTGTATGTGTTTGGCGTAAACGTGGAATTCCGCAAGACAAGCTAATGTATTTAGCTGCAATGTTGGAAGAAAAAACCGCAGGAAAATTAAGCAGGAAAAAACTATTTCCAGCTGATTGGTTTATAGTATGGCCTGAACTTAGGAAAACTACCTGAGTTGGACGGGATTCCTTCGTAACTTGCCGCTGGTCAGGTTTCCAACAACCAGCACTAAAACCTATTGTTGAAGTTTAAATTTACCTATGTTAGTCTGTGCCCGTCTATGTGTAGGGCATCAGACAATCCAAAGCCTTTTAGCTTTGGCTCTTTCCCTTAAAAAAGGAAGCCGTGCCCTACACACGCAAGAGCCAAGACTAAAGGGCTTTTTTGCGTTTAGCCCGTACTGGTCACGATAGTAGATTGTTAATGTTAGGGCGGCCACCAAGAAAACCGATGCGCTTACTGGCAAGCCAGCGCGAGAACTTACTATGGGTATCTCAGGAACAGAGGAAAACAGGTGGTGTGGTGGCTAGGCGATCCAAAATCGTCCCTCTGGAAATAGAACATAGTCCTTATAGGTGCAGTAGTTTGGAAAGTTAATAATTCCAAATGGCTGAATTGGGTGAGTACCACCTAATTGGCTTGCCCTATCGTCTAAACAAATTCAATAGAAAAATACATTAAATAATTTGGATAAATCGTTTGACATAGATATTAACCTAGCTTAATATACATACATCGACAACGCATTAGCAAAGGGGAACGAAATGGAACAAATCACAATTTACATATTAAAAGATGAAAATGGCTTTTCACTAAATAGTACAAAAGACGGAGATTATGGTGTTGTTTCGGATAATCTTAATGAAGCAATTGGAATGGCAAAAGAAATAATTCGTAACGGATTTGCCAATGATTTTTGTATAGACGAATAACTAAAGGGGAACAAAAATGATGGATTGTAACTGGATGGTAAAGTTAGCGATTGCACAACAAAAGGCATTAGTCAAGCTGGGTTATACAGTTCAACAAGTAAATGCAATGAGCCTGGCAGAAACAACAGAAGAACTAAAAAACCTTAATTACGATTTCAAAGCAAATTCACCATTTAAAAACAAATAAAAGGGGAAATCATGAAAAATGAATTTTATAAATTCGCAGAGCAATACGCAGAATGCTGGTCTGTCGGTGATGGCGGCAAAGTGGAATATGTATTTTCAGAAACAGGTTTGTTATTGTTTGGCTTAGAAATCTGTGAACAAAACAAAGTAATGGATGACGCACTAGTAGAAGCGTTAATAGCGTAATTTTAGGGGCTGTTAAGCCAGCATTCGAGGATGGTGATTCGTAGGATTTTCTGGTTTTCTCTTACGACTTAGTCAAAACCCAAATCGTAGCCCCTACCCTATTGAGGAATAAATGAGATTTTGCACCAGCTGCCAATCTAGGCAACCAGATCACAATGGTGAAAGCCCCAAAGGATTTAGGGGTTGGCGTTGCCAGAAGTGCGTAGAAAAACGTAGCGAAAGTATTTACAAAAATAAGAGTGGGAGAATTGCCGATGTTCGAAAAATTTTGGACGATTTATCCAAGAAAAATAAACAAGAAAAAAGCGTTTGAAGCATTTGCCAGGCTAAAACGTGAAGATCAGGAAGCAGCACTAGAAGCATTACCGGATCACGTTAGATATTGGCAATTGAAGCAAACAGAATCAGAGTTTATTCCACACGCATCATCTTGGTTAAACGGATGGCGTTGGGAAGATGAGTTAGATTTTAAAGAGAAAGCACCGCCAGCATTACCCTGGTACGCAGATGAAGAACTGACAATGAAAAAAGCAGCAGAGGTAGGTGTTAAGCCCAGGTCAGGTGAAGGCTGGTCCGAATTAAGGAAACGAATTGCAGAACACATACGAATGGTCGGAAGAACACCGGCATAAGTGCGAAGTAAACCAAATCCTTAGATGGCGAGTAACAGACCGTAATAAGGCCATGACGCATATAAACCTGGTCAGGGATGCAAGGGGTGAAGCAGCGGCAAAAAAGTTAGAAGATGATTGCCGCACACAATGGAACAAAGGTAATCGTGGCAACAAAAGGGGTTGGAAATGAGTTTAGAAAAATTAAACGATGGGCGGGTTGAAAAAGCCTTGATGTATTTATCGCAAACAGATGAGCAACACGCAGAGTTATCTGGTGAAGTTAAAAGGCTTGAGGAACTGATTAAACAGACCAAGAGCCATGCTTTTCTGTTGTCTAGTGGTACGGTAGCAGAAAGGGACGCGCAAGCTATAGACAGCCCGTCTTACAAGAACGCAGTTGATGAATGGGTTGACGCATATAAGAATTTTAAAACGATAGAAAACAAAAGGATTCACGAAGTACGCATCACAGAAATCTGGCAGACGTTGTCAGCTAATCGCAGGAAGGGTTCAATTTAATTAACGTAGTAACCACAAAGGGGAAAACCATGAAATTATTATTAATTATTGCTGTTGTTGTTTTGTCTGCTTGTTCTACATTTAGTAAGCCAGAGCCACAAGAGCCACAAAACACACAATTAATCCTGGACAGCAAACAACATCCAATGACACGCAATGAGGTAATTATGGCAATTAACGAATGTGAGGCCAACAAAACTCGTGCTGTTGTCATTACTGGACGTAGAAAGATTAACGGATATACAGCAGAAGTAACGGTTGACGTAACTTGTGCGCCTAAATATCCATTTTAAAAATGGTTGTTAAGCGCATAGTTAAAGCGTCACTGTGGCGCAAAAGAAAGGAATTAATGAATATTTCTAAAACACCAAATATTGTTTTAGATACAATTAAAGATAAGTTTAATTTGGCTACAGATCGAGAACTAGCAAACCATTTAAACATAGGTTTCCAAACTGTTAGCAAAATAAGAACTAAGATTTATCCTGTATCTGATACAGTAATTTTAAGGATTCACGAAATTTGTGGTTTAACAATTAGTGAAATTAGACATTTAATAGAATTAGAAGATTTTAGGGCATTAACGAATGTACGAACCAGCAACACCAAGCCCACAAGGGACTAGATACTGCACAAACTGTTTACAAGCAAAAGATTCAATCGGTGGATACTGGAAGAATCACGAATGCGGCAAAAGACGAAGGTGGTTGTGTGCGTCTTGCGTTGCCAAAAGGAAACTAAGATGACAAAGATAGAAATTCTTTGGTTGCTAATAGGTTATTGTTTCGGGGTAGCAATGTTGGCTGGTGTGGCTGCATCGGCTATTTACTATTTAATCCAAAAATATGATTTATAGAAATAAAAAACTGTTGGAACGTTGCAAAGAGCTTCCATGCCAGATTTGCGGTTTGGAAGATGGTACAGTTATCGCAGCCCACAGCAACCAGTTGCGGGATGGCAAAGGCAGAGGATTAAAAGCTCATGATTATCGGGTGGCTGCGCTTTGTTATTGCTGTCACATGGAAATAGACCAAGGTAAGAAATGGGATAAATCCGAAAAAATGGATTTTTGGGATGAAGCACACAGACGAACAATTGGGCAATTCTTTGAGCGTGGATGGCTTGATGTTACTTAATTTACCGTTTCCACCATCAGTAAATACATATTGGCAAGCAAACGGTCATAGAAGGTTCATATCGAAGGCTGGCGTTGATTTTAAGCAAGCAGTGGCAGAATATGTCATTGAGCATGAAATCCCCAAATACGGCTCTCAAAGGCTTGGGTTAGCGATTACGATATATGGCCCTAATAAGCGCAAGTTTGACTTGGACAACAGGCTGAAGGCTGTTTTAGATGCGTTGCAAGATGCCGGTGTATTTGATGATGACGAGCAAGTAGATATTCTTTTAGTAAAACGTGGAGAAATTGTCAAAAATGGCTTGGCTGTGGTTATAATTGGTGCTATTGACAACGAGGAAGATCATGGATAAAGACGTTGCCGCATTTGTTTTGGTATTGCTGCACAGCAGCACAAATACCCATTTGATGCACTGGCAGACTGACAGCTACGCTAAACATAAAGCGTTAGGTAAGTATTACGATAAGATTATTGACTTGGCTGATAAGTTTGTTGAATGTTACCAGGGTAAATATAAAGTAATTACTGGATACGAAGATGTTTACCATGTTGACACTGATCCCGTAAAATATATGCAGGGCATTAAGAAATATGTTGAGCAATATCGCAAAAAGCTGCCGCAGGACACAGAATTGCAAAACATAGTTGACGAAATAGCAGATTTAATAAATAGTACACTTTACAAACTACGATTCCTAAACTGAAAGGGAAAATCATGGGCAAGATGGATTCAATGAAGGGCATTCCTTCAACAACAGGCGCAACAGCACCAAAAGGCGCAACATCATCGGATAAAACTGGTGAGCGCATGGAAAAGATGCGTGGTGGCGTAGCAATGGGTATGCAGGATTCAGTTGGTTCAGACAAGAACTTTAACACTGGCAAAACATCTGGCGTTTGCTACTCGCATAAGCGAGGTTGTTAATAAACAAAACCCTAACCTGCTTAGAGTCAAGTTAGGGTTTCTAACCAACCAAAAAGGACGTTTTTTGTATGGCTGACAACAATTCTAATCCCGTCTGTGGGGTGTGTAAATTCTTTTTAAGTAGTGGCGATTTTGGTATCTGCCGCAGATTTCCCTCGTATGAACAGCGTCACGCATCAAACTGGTGTGGTGAGCATTTCCCTATTATCCAAGAAGTAAAACAGCCTGTAGAGCCTGTAATCGAGTTTATCGAGGCTAAAAAACGTGGCAGACCGGCAAAGGGGAAAGCATGAGATTAACTCCAATGTTTGACAAGGTTGTGGTTAAGCCAGAAACCAGAGTAAAAAGCACTATTATTGATGTAATAATGGATGAAGCCGATAATATGGGAATTGTTATCGCAGCTGGTAAAGGTAAGTTTGACGAAAAGAACAAATTTGTTCCTAATCCGCTAAAAGGTGGTGAAAGAATCAGATTTGGCACAATGGGCAAATCAAAAGATGATGAATATTTAAAATATTTTGAGTATTTTGAAAATGGTGAACGATTTTTAGTCATGTCTTGGCAAGACATTTGTTATATAGAGGAACAAAATGGCAGCTAAACCAGGTTTATATGCGAATATTCATAAAAAACAAGCAAGGATTGAGCGACAAAAAGCAGAAGGTGAGCCAGTAGAGAAGATGCGTAAGCCTGGAACTAAAGGTGCGCCAACTACCCAAGCATTTAAACAAGCAGCTAAGACGGCTAAAAAATGACTAAAAAACACGACAAACCAATAGAGCATAAGACTACTGGCAAGGGCAAAACCTATAACCCTACAGAAAAGGGTGCAGGAATGACAGCTAAAGGTCGTGCGGAATATAACGCTAAGAACAATAGCAATTTAAAGCCACCAGCCCCAAATCCAAAGACAAAAGCAGACGAAGGTCGCAAGAAATCATTTTGTGCAAGGATGGAAGGCGTTGTTAAGAATGCTAAAGGCCCAGCGGAACGAGCCAAAGCATCACTTAAAAACTGGAACTGTTAATTATGCTGCAAAAAAGGTTAAAAAATGACTAAGTACACGATAGAATTAACTGTTGAACAGATAAACGTTATATTTCAAGGGTTGCACGAATTGCCAGGCAAGGTCTGTAATCCTATCGTGTATGAGATTAACAAACAGTTAATAGACCAGAATAAGCCGCCAGAGGAATAGTAATGCCTAAATTGTCCGACATTTACGAAGCAGGAATTAAACAAAAACAGGCTGGCGTTGATCCGGCTACATCTGCCAGCGTAAATCAGATCGAACAAAAGTTATTTCAAAGGCTAATGCAGCAATACCCGCAGATGGTTGCGGAATACGCTGGATTACAAGGCACAGAAGGCGGCAAGGTACTAAATACAGATATAGCCAGGGAACTGTCAGACGATTACAGGGCAGACCGTACAAAAGCTAGTGACGTACATGAGCCAGCAAGCAAGTTCATTAAACAATTGTTTGCTCAGAAACTAGCCCAGGGCGATGGTGGTGATGTTTTGTTTACTGCTGGTGGTGCAGGGGCAGGTAAATCAACTGCACTAGAAGCAATGAAGGATCATCCAGCCGTACAAAATGCTGGTGTGGTTTACGACACAAATATGGCAAAGCTAGATACTTCCAGGGAAAAGATAGAGGAAGCATTAAAGGCTAACAAAAAAGCAACAGTTTTATATACTTATCGTGATCCGTTAGATGCGTTTGTAAATGGTGCGCTACAACGAGCGTCTAAGATGGAAAAAGAATTAGGAACTGGTCGCACAGTACCGCTAACAGAATTCTTAAAAACTCATGTTGGTGCATTAGAAACAATTAAGCATTTAGACAGAATATATAAAGATAACGGTAAAGTCCAAATTCGTGCTGTGGATAACTCCAGAGGTAAGGGAAAAGCCAAAGCAATAAAGATTAGTCAATTGCCAACAATAGATTCAGCTAAAGTTAAAAAGGAGTTAGAAAATGCACTCGAACGAGAATATGCCGCTGGACGGATTAGTAAAGCCATCTACCTTGGAACAAAAGGAGTCAGCAAGCCAATATAAAGACGGCAAGCAACATTCTAACGATGCTGACAAGACTTTAGACGCATTCATTAACGCATTAAACACAGCGGTTAAACGTGACGTATGACTGACACAGTAGAACAAACTAAACCTGTTGGCAGACCAAGCAAATACCTTCCAGAGTATTGCGAAAAAGTTATCGAACTTGGAAAGCTAGGTAAAAGTGTAGAAGCTATCGGCTCAATGCTGGAAGTGGGTACTCGCACTATTTACCGTTGGGTGGATGAACACGAGGAATTTCGACACGCCTTGGAGTTAGCCAAAGAACATGAGCTACGTTGGTGGGAAGAAATGGCTCAACGTTATATGTTGGAACACAAAGACGGTGAGAAATTGAACTCATCTATTTGGTCTAGAAGCATGGCAGCCAGGTTTCCAAAGAAATACAGAGAAAGCACCAAGACAGAGATTACAGGTGCAGATGGTGTGCCGTTGCTACAAGGCATTGAAGTCAAGTTTATAAAGCCAGATGAGTGACCAATTAAGTGCTGCTATAGCAAAGGCTGAGTTTCCGCATAAGCTGTCAATTCTGTTTGAGAAAAGCCGCTACAAAGTATTGTATGGTGGTCGAGGCGGTGCTAAATCTTGGGGAATAGCCAGGGCGTTGCTAATTCTTGGGGCTAAGTCAGAACTGCGTATCTTGTGCGCTCGTGAGTTCCAAACATCTATCAGAGATTCTGTCCACAAATTACTGTGTGACCAGATACAAAGCCTGGGGTTACTAGGTTTCTACGAAATTACCCAAACATCAATTCGTGGCAAGAACGGCACAGAGTTTAGCTTTGTTGGCCTAAAGAACAATGTTGGCAACGTTAAATCTTACGAAGGTGTAGATATATGCTGGGTTGAGGAAGCGCAGACAACCAGCCGAATGTCGTGGAATATTTTAATTCCTACCATCCGTAAAGAAGGCAGCGAAGTCTGGATTAGCTTTAATCCTGAATTAGAAACAGATGAAACTTATCAGCGGTTTGTAGTAAATGCGCCAGAAGATGCCAAAATCGTCAAAATCAATTGGTCAGATAATCCTTGGTTTCCAGAAACGCTAAGATTAGAAAAAGATTCACTACGCATTAGAGATCACAACGATTATCTAAACGTCTGGGAAGGCTTATGCCGTAGAACTGTAGATGGTGCGGTATTCGGTAAAGAAATGGAAATGGCAGATTTAGAGGAACGTATTACAAGAGTACCTTACGATCCTACAAAGCCAGTTCATGCTGTGTTTGACTTAGGGTGGTCTGACAATACGGCAATTTGGTTCATACAATTTATTTCAATGGAAATACGGGTTATCCGATATATTGAAAACAGCCAACAAACTATGTCTTGGTATCTGGCTGAAATGCAGAAGTTTGGGTACGTTTACGACACACTATGGTTACCACATGATGCTCAGAATAAAACATTGGCTGCAAACGGTAGGAGTATTGAGGAAATCGTTAGAGCAGCAGGATATAAAGTCCAGATTGTTGACAAGGTATCTGTGGTTGATTCGATAAACGCAGCAAGAACAATATTTCCTAAATGTTACTTTGATAAGTTAAACTGTGACCAGGGGCTACAATGTTTGCGTCATTATCGGTATGATGTTGACCCAGAAACAAAGCAATTCAGCAAGAATCCTGTGCATGACATTTATTCACATGGTGCAGATGCTTGGCGATACGTTGGCTTGATAGTTAATGAGCCTAGAAAATCAGCACCGAAAAAGACAAATTATCAACTTCCAACCAATTGGATGAACTAACATGGCAGATGACAACGGTAGCCAATACGATGACGAGTTTGATCCTCGCATTAGTGACGCACAGAAATTCCTGCAATTAGCGGCTGACGCTGATTCCAACAATAGAGCCGAAGCGCAAGAGGATTTAAAGTTTGCTGCTGGCGATCAATGGCCTGTAGAGATACAGAACAGCAGAACATTAGAAGCCCGTCCTTGTTTGACCATCAACAAGATTGATGCTTACATTAAACAGATTACAAATCAGCAACGCCAACAACGTCCTAGAATCAAAGTTCATGGAATGAATAATGAGTCGGATGAAAAGGTTGCAGAAATACTCCAAGGCATTTGCCGTCACATAGAAGTAAATTCCAACGCAGACACAGCCTATGACGAAGCGTTTGATTACGCTGTACGCATGGGCTGGGGCTATTGGCGTATTGTTACTGACTACGTTCGTGAAGATTCGTTCGATCAGGAAATCTACATTCAGCCTATTCATAACCCGTTTACGGTTTATTTTGATCCGAACTCAATCCTGCCGGATGGCTCAGATGCAGAACAATGCTTAATTACTGAGGTAATTCCTAAGAATGTATTTAGAAGTCTTTATCCTGGAAAGGATGATGGCGTTGGATTTACACATCGTGGAACTGGTGACGTATCAGCCGAATGGGTAATGAAAGAGGATATTCGGATTGCTGAATACTTCTACACTGAACGCAAAGCAGCAACGCTATTGATGCTGTCAGATGGCACAAAGCTATATAAAGACGAACTAAAGGCTGACGAGCTTGAAATGATGGCTGCTAACGGCATTATTGTTGTTGATGAACGTGAGTCTTACAAAAAAATTATTAAGTGGTGCAAGTTAACCGCAATGGAAGTGTTAGAAGAAAGTGAGTGGCCTGGGCGTTATATTCCTGTCGTTCCTGTATATGGTCAAAGGTTATTTGTTGATAGCAAGCGCAAGAAATATGGCTTGGTACGCATGGCTAAAGACCCACAGCGTATGTATAACTTTTGGCAGACAAGCCTTACCGAGTCAGTAGCATTAGCCCCTAAAGCTAAATGGTTGCTGGCTGAAGGTCAGGATGAAAACCATGAAAACGAATGGGCGCAAGCAAACATCAAGTCAACGCCTGTATTGCGTTATAAGCAGACAGATATTGAAGGTAGACCAGCCCCAGTTCCATCCAGGCTGCAACCAGAGCCACCACCAGCAGGAATCATGGCTGCATCTGCGTCAATTAATGATGACTTACAAGCTGTGTTAGGCGTATTTGATCCTAGCCAAATGCAGACAGGCAACATTAGCGGCAAGGCGTTGATGGGGCAGCAGCAACAGATTGACTTAACAAATTACCATTATTACGACAATTTAACTCGTTCGATTAAGTATACCGGCAAGATTTTGCTTGATTTGATCCCACATATTTACGACAGTCAGCGTGTAATGCGAATTATTGGTGAAGATGCACAGCCAGAAATGGTGACGATTAATGAGCCAAGCCAAACAGAAGAAGGCGTTTACGAAATTCTAAATGACGTAACTATTGGGCAATATGACGTTGTAATGGATACAGGCCCAGGCTATAACTCTAAGCGTTTGGAGGCTGTCAATTCCATGATGCCATTAATGCAAGGCAGCGAAAAATTAATGGAAATTGCAGGGGATTTATTTATTCGTAATATGGATTTCCCTGGTGCTGACGTTATTGCTGACCGTTTGGCTGCAATGAATCCGATGGCTCAGATTGATGAGAAATCAAAGATTCCACCGATGGCACAGATGAAGATGAAGCAGATGGAAGATCAGAACAAGCAATTGCAGGATCAACTGATTGCAATGCAACTTGAAATCAACAATCGTTCACAAGTGGCTCAGATTAAGGAAGATGGGGCTAATAAGCGTAAGCTAATGGATGTGACAGCAAGAGCGCACAATACTGAAACAATGGCTGAAGTTAAGGTTAATGACCAGAATACTAGGGCAATAACTAGCCAGAATAAGACAGAAATTGATGCAATTGTGGAACTAATGGTTCATCACATGGATACGCAAAGATTGATACAAGAAATTGAAAAGCGGAATGCAGAACAAATGCAATATGCTAATGTTGCGGCAACAGATATTGATGACGGGCAAAGTCCATTTGCACAATAGAAAAATTAGTATTAAGATACTGAAAACCTTACCAGTGAGGTAGCACTGGGTAAATCCTTGAGGAAACTCATGTCAACTGTAATAACGAACGAAAATGCAGCCGATTTTTATGCTCAAAAACTAGGTTTAGCTGTTGAGGAATCCACCACCGAGGCTGTAGCTGAAGAAGCTGAAACAGAGCCGGTAGAGGAAGAAACATCGCAGAGTGAACCCGAGCAAGCAGAAGGAGAGGCAAAGGCAGTAGAGGATGGGAAATCCAAACCTAAACTTGCAAAACGGTTTTCTGAAGTAACTAGCCAACGAGATCAAGCTCGTGAAGATGCGAGAAAAGAACGTGAAGCAAGGGAATCTTTAGAAGCCAGGCTTAAAGAGTATGAAGCAAAGGCTAATCCACAAGCACCGTCTAATGACGAGTTTGTAGAGCCGCAGCCTAGTCAGTTTGATGATGCGTTTGAATATGCAAAAGCATTAGCTGAATATAGTGCGGAAAATGCCTTGCGGAATCGTGACAAGCAAGATGCAGAACGCAGAGCCAATGAGGAACGCAACAAGACTTTACAGACTTGGGCACAACGAATTGAGAAAGCTAAAGCAGAATTGCCGGATTACGAAGATATGATTGCGTCATCGGATATTGGTGTAAGTGACCTAGTTAGAGATGCAATTATTGAAAGTGAAGTAGGCCCTAAAATCCTATATCACTTGGCTGAGAATCCAGATTTGGCTAAATCATTAGCTGAAATGTCACAAGCTAAAGCATTGCGAGAGATAGGTAAATTGGAAGGCAGATTCGAAGATGCGATTCGAAAGCCAGGAACATCGGCTGTTGCTATGAAATCAAATGCACCGAGTCCTATTTCACCAATTCGGGCAACTTCATCGTCAACGGAAGTCAAGATAGATTCTAATGGCGAATATCATGGCAGCTATGCTGCTTGGAAGGCTGCTAGAAAAGCTGGAAAGATTCGGTAAAAAACTTTTTCTTACCTACTTTTTGAGGATATTAAAATGGCAAATAACTTGCTAACCATTAGCAAGATCACCAACGAGGCGTTGATGGTCTTGGAGAATGAACTTACTTTTACTAGTGAAGTAGATCGTAACTATGATGACCAATTTGCTGTTGTTGGCGCAAAGATTGGTAACACTGTTAACGTTCGCAGACCTGGTCGTTTCATCGGTACTACTGGCCCAGCTTTGAATGTTGAAGATTTCAACGAAACAAGCACACCAGTAACTTTATCAACTCAGTTTCACGTTGACACACAGTTCACAACAGTCGATTTAGCGTTAAGCCTTGATATGTTTAGTGATCGTGTATTGAAGCCAGCTGTTGCAGCTATTGCTAACAAGATTGACTTTGATGGTATGACAACAGCTAAAAACAACACTGCTAACATTGTTGGTACAGCTGGTACACCACCATCTGATTTGATTACTTACCTGACTGCTGGTGCATATCTTGATTCTGAAGGCGCACCGCGTGATGGTCGTAGATCATGTATCGTTGAGCCGTTCACTGGCGCAACCATCGTCAACAGCTTAAAAGGTTTGTTCGTACCACAGGAAGCAATTGGTGAGCAATACCGTAAGGGCTTGATGGGTCGTGATTCTGCGGGCATGAATTGGAAGCTCGATCAAAACGTTGTGCCACAAACCTTTGGTTCATATAGTGGCGTTACTTTAACAACAAGTACATCAAGTTTCACTGGTTCGCTGACTTCTGGTTGGGCACAAACTTCAACCATTAGCATCACACCAACAGGTGGTACTGTTAACTTGAAACAAGGTGACGTAATCACCATCGCTAACGTTTTTGCTGTTAACCCACAGAATCGTCAGGCTTATGGCTCAAACAAACTGCGTAACTTTGTAGTTACTCAATCTGTTTCTGGTTCTAGCGCAGTTTCTGTAACTGTTTCCCCAGCTATCATTACTGCTGGTCAGTTCCAAAACGTAACCGTTGCTTCAACTAGCGGAAGTGCTGTTGTGACACCGTTTAACAACACTGGCGTTGTATCACCACAAAACATCGTAATGCACAGAAATGCGTTCACATTAGCAATGGCTGACTTAGAATTGCCTGAAGGTGTCCATTTTGCAGGTCGTGCGTCTGATAAAGACATCGGTTTGTCGATGCGTGTAGTTCGTCAATACACCATTAACAAC